GTCAGGGTCCGCTCGATCAATGTGGCCGTGCCATTGGCGCCGAAACCGTCACTGTCTGCGTAGACAACGGCAAGGCGATCAGCCCCGCGTGCGATTTCAATGAGCCGGATCAAGGCGCCGGCCAGTTCGGTTGCGTCGTCGAAGTCAATGCTATGCAGCGGCGCGGTTTTGTAGGTCATCTTATTCTCTCCCGTCGTGGAGGGGCGTTGCCGCCCCGGGGGTTAGCGGTCGTAGGTCGCGCGCACCGCGTGGACGTTGGTGAACGGCCGGAACGTGGCGGAAACGCACATTTCGGAGAATGTGTCATAGCCGGAACGCCAGCCGGCATATTCGTTCAGCGCGTCGGCTTCGGTGGCGGCGTGCGCTGTGAACATGCACAGGCCGGTTTCTTTGTGCTGGATTTCGTAGGTTGTCATCTCTCATCTCCCTCTCGATACCCAAACCATAACGAACGCCCGTTATCTCGTCAACACGAATTATGCGCAATATTCTTGCGTAGTGGGGCTGCATGATCGCCGTTGCCCTCGTCCTCTTTGGCTACCTCGTTGCCGCGCTCATCCACGCCGGCAAGCCGCATCTGCGGCACCGATACGCGGGCGCGCTGTTTCTTGCCGCGTGCGCGGCCCTCACACTCGGAGTGCTCATATGATCAGACGCGCGCCTAACCACGTGTTTCCAGGGCGGCAGCCTGACATGCGTCAACTCATGGCTGGACTTGATCGCATGTGGTTCCGACACCTGAGGGACCGCGCGCGGCTGAACGCGCTACGTGCGGATATGGATGCGGCCAGCGAGCGTCTAGACAACGCCGAATACCGCCTTGATGTCCTGGAGCGCGACCAATGAGCGACACCGACTGGCCACCCGCCGCCGGCTTCCAAACCTACGCACCGCCAACCCGCCCGTGTCGGTGCGTGCGGCATGAAGAAGAAATCGCGGAACTGCGGCGGAGGATCGAGGCGCTGGAACGCGAGGCAAACGAAAACGGATGGGCGCACAAATGACCAATCGCATTCCGACAGACGCCGACGTTGACGATGCGTGGATCGAGATGAACTGCCCACATGGCGCGGATTTTGACGTCGAAACGCCCGTTATGCCGGATGAGCAAGTCTATTGCAGTTATTGTGGTCAGACGCATCGGGCCGGAACGCATGGAAGTCTGAACATTCTGACAATATCCGGCGAACTAATGTCGCTAGATGAGCCGGAATGGTCGGAGTTTGTGCGTCGCCGAAATGCAAGGTAGGTGTTCATGAGCAAACGCAAACGCCCGACCAAGCCCGCACCGCCCATCGATCCCCAGGCACCGCACGCCGTCCAGCGTCGCGACATTTCCGCCGCCGATGGAACGATTCTCCGCACCGCCCGCGTCGAGGTTGGCGAATGGCGAGACCCCGATGATACCGTTGCGCTAGAGCGTGGCGCGGACGGCAAACGACACCAACGCACCGTGAAGGGATACCGCGTGGTCGACCCTATTTTGCATCTGCATCGCCGCAGCCCTGGCGAAGTAACGGAACGCCACGTCCGCTCCGCCAACCGTCTACGTGACGACTACGAAGCACACATGGGCGCCAACAGTGGGCGTGCCCCACGGGTCAGCGGTGGTGGCTCCGGATGGGAGCCGGCGGATTATCAGATCGATGCGATCGGCCGGGTGTCGGCGGCATTTAACGCTGTCGGGCCGTCGATGTGGCATGTGCTGATGCCAGTGGTGATCCATGGCTGGACGGTGGGCAGGCTGGCCGAGGCGCGGGGTAGCAGCGCGCACAGGGTGCAAGGCTACCTCGTTGCCGCGCTGGACAGGCTGGCTGATCACTATGAGCCTGCGGTGCAGCGGGGAATGGTGCGCGAGGTGGCCGTTGCGTGAAACAGCTTGACACGACTGTCAGAGATATGGCAGGCAGCATATACCGTCCCATAGTTGCCTCTGGAGGGTGGTGACGGTGGTCAAGCACGGCTTCTATCGCACCTCAGAATGGAAAGCCCTCCGCGACGCTGCGTTGAAGCGCGACCGTAACCAGTGCCAAGCGCCCGGCTGCCAGCGTCGCGCAACCCACGTTGACCACATTCAGACCCGCCCGGCGGTCGGACACCTGACCCCGGCCGATGTGCTGACCAACCTTCGATCTTTATGCGCCCCTCACGACGGCCAGGTGAAGGAAATGGCGTCCGGCCGACGCGCCCAGGGCGGCAAGTTCGTCATTCGAGGTGTCGATGCCCATGGATGGCCCCGCGATCAGCCCGGAGACGATGGCAAAGCCAATGCCGGCGACGCCGTTACGTCCAGCGAGGCGTTCCAGCGCGCCATCAAGCGTGAACCATGTGGACGGGTCGGCGGTGGTTGATCCTTCGCACGGCGGCTTGTCCAGCCTGCCGTCAGGCCGGCGGATCAGCGCGTGCGGCAGCCACGCGGCGGTAGGCAGCGCGGGCAGCAGGGGGGTTGCCGCTGCCCGGATGGCGTCAATCATATCGTGCTCGATGTCCGCCAAGTGGGTCAGCAACCTATCTGTTCAGAGGCCGTCGCCAGCCCCCGAAGGGGCTGGAACGGATAGGCGTAGGTCAGTCTGGGAGGCCGTTGAGCAAATCGCGCAGTTCGTAAGGATCGATCCCCACCGCCTGCAACTTGTCGATGATGTCGGCGTGGATCATCAAGTATTCCCGTCGAGCGCGTGCCGCATCGGCGCCTTCGCGCTCCATGCGCTCGTCGAGCTCCCGCTCTCGTTCCGCGCGCAAGCGAGACTTGGGCGCGGACGAACTTTCAAAGTGTGGGGCGCCCATCCCGCTCACCACTCACTCGGCATGGCGGGCGCCCCAGCCGTCGCCATCGCCGCTGCCGCCATGGCCGGCGCTGGCGCTGCCGTCATTGCGGAAACAGCCGCCGCGTCAGACGCAAGGGTGTCGCCATTGCCGGCTGGCGCCGTGACCGTGCGTGGCCCCATGTCCTCCATCCGATCCGTCCAGGTGACGATCTCGAACAGTGGACGGTAGTTGGTGGACTTCTGCGCCCCCTTGCCGGACGTGACGGCTTCCGTCCGGACGATCGCGACGACGGGGATTTTCCCCTGTGCGGCTTCCGGCCGTTGTGCATAGACGTTGTAGAGTTCGTCCAGCGCGTTCAGCAGGATCGCGGCATTGCTGCACCATTCCCGCACGCCGCCAACGGCATTGCCGCCGACCAGGACATAGAAGCCGGGCCGATGTGTCGGCTTGCCGGTTTCGTCCTTCGTGTCCGGCTGCGGCGGCAGGGCACGTCCGTATGGCACCATGCGCCGATCCGGGCCGGAAGCGGTGAACGCCACATAGCCGACTTCGAGGGAGCCGAAGTCGATGGCGAACTTCGTTTGCGGACCAGTGATATCAACCGGTGTCTTGTTGCCGGCGACGTCACGATCAACCCGGAACAAGCGCCCGGCGCGAGCGTCGTACTTGATGATGTCGCGGAAGTCTCCGTTGGAAACTTGCATACCAAAAGCCATGACCGTTACCTTTTACAAGCCGGCTGATAAGCGCCGCCGGCAACGCGCTCAGATGGGCCGCGTAGCCCAGTAATCACGCTCCGCCTGTTCCGAGATGGCATCGGCCATCCCGGCTTTTGAAGCGTGAATTGGTTGGTAGGGATCGGCGGGCGCGTGCTTCAGCAGTGCCTCGTATTCACCCTCCGAAATCATCTCCGCCCACGTCCAGATGTCGAACACCCGCGCTTCCGCCGGGTCCGCCGACATTGGCGACGACTTGCCGTTGATGGTTGCCTGCCAATAGCAACCGAACGGGCGGGAAATGCGCGCGGCCACGTAGGGACCGCGCTTGATAAGGCGCATGCGGAACCAGCCGACCTCCGGTTGATCGATGCGGCGTGCTGGTTCGTTTCTCATGCCGTCATCCCCTTTGTCGTCGCATACCAGCGCCCAAGCAAAGCGGCTTCCGCCCTGCCGTCGTCCTTGACGCGCTTGAACTTATCGGCCGCGCCAGGCCAAAGCCGGATGGCCATTTCGCGTGCGATGCCTTTATCCTTCGACACGCCGGCCTTGGGCTTCCACACACTGGCCTGAATGATGGCGACGGAGATGCCGAGGCCAGCGGCCACGCCTTCCAGCAGGCCGGCGGAATAGCCGAACACGAACGCTGACCCGAGGCCCTGCTTGCGTCCTTCCTTGTGCGCGCCCATCGCACCGACACCTTCGATGACGACCAGGGCCGGCATCCGCTTGCGGATGACTTCGCTCAGTTCGGCGGCGGACACCCGTTTCTTGCCGCGCACTTCAATGAACGGCATGTCCGCGACATCGATCAGATGACCGTCCTGCGAAATGAAGACGATGGCGCCGCCGACGCCAGGATCAATTGAACAAATCACCACGTCACCTCCACCCTCACCACATCCTGCAACCGCACGATCAGCCGTCGCACCGCCTCCGCCTTTTCCTCCGGATCAATGTCCGCCGCGCGGCACCACGCCTCGGCGTAGCCGATCATGTCGTTGCAGTGATGGGCGAAGGCGTTGCGGAGGTAGAAGGCGGGGTCGTTGCTCATGCCGCGTCAAACAGATCAACGACGCCCGCCGCCGCATTGATCAGGTTCTTTCGTGCCACGTCGAAATAAGCGGACTTCAACTCGACACCCACGAATTTGCGCCGTTGCTTGACCGCGCCGAACCCTTCCGACCCTATTCCCGCGAACGGTGACAGCACCACATCGCCCCGGTTACTCCACAGCAAAATGCACCGCTCGATCAGGTCCAGTTGCAGCGGGCAGACGTGGCGTTCATCGGAATGTTCCCGCGCCTGCTGAACGTTGAGCGTATTCGTCTGCCGGATATCCATCCAAACCGGCGACGCCCATTGCTGCCACTGCTCGACGGGGAAAGTTTTGCGATCCTGACCAACAGGCTCCGCGTTTTCGCCTGGCGCACGGAAAACCAGCACATAATCCGCCATGCCTTGCCGGCTGCGTGTGCTGTCTTTCTGTAACTGCTTGTAAAGCAGCCCGAGCGCCTTGGTCCGAGTCATTTCGACAACCGGGTCTTTCCAGACAGTGACGCGCGAGTGCAGCACCCACCCCGCCGCCTCATGGGCGCGAATCAAATCCCCGGAGAAGTCCTTGATGCCGATCACGCCATCGCGCCACTTCGTCAGCGGTAAATCAGAACAATGCACGGCCGCCAGCCGCCCCGGCTTCATGACGCGGGTCAACTGTTCCAGCATGAACCCGTAATGCCGGAAGAACTCGCCATCGTCGGCGCTGTTCCCCATGTCGCTTTCGCTGTCCGAGTAGACAAACAGATTTGAGAACGGCGGCGAGTAGACCGAGAAGCCGACGCTCCGGTCAGGCAACTGCCGCAGCAAGTCAACACAGTCAGCGTTGTAGAGCGACCAGTCCTGTCCGTGCGCCTCGTTCAAGCAGCGAATAGCCATGCGGGCAGCCTCCCATTGTGTTGCGGATTGTATGGCACCTTGACCTCGGCAGACCGGCCAACGGCGCGCTTGGATGCGGCGCGCATGGCTGATTTCATGACCTCGTGACCATCGGCCTTGCGATCGATCACGCGCCCGATCTGATCCTCGCCCTCGGCGACCACGATATGGACATGCACCGGGCGGGACTGCCCGAACCGATGGGATCGGCGGACGCACTGATACCAAGCCTCATAGGAAAACGACCGGCCAACAAACAACTGCCGGGCGCAGTGCTGGTAATTCATGCCCATGCTGGCGATGCGCGGCTTGGTGACAAGCGCGCGCCCGGATGTAACGAAGCCCAGCAACCCGGCTTCCTTGACCTCTGGCGTCATTGACCCGCGCACGTCAATAGCGCCTGGCAGCCGCTTCATGACGGCATTGGCCTCGTTGTCGGTATCGACCCAGATCAGCCACGCCTCATCCGGCTCCGCGCCGACCAACTGCGCCGCGACATCCGCTCGCGTCTCGGCCGTCTGCCGCTTCAACTCAAATATCTTCGTGGCCGACACATCAAAGCCGAACAGCCCATCGGACGGCACGATATCGGCTGATACCTTGTGCTTGTGGATTTGCATCGGCGGCAGCACGAACCTGGACCCGTCAAATCCCAGGTCATCGGGCGTCGTCGCCATCACGGCCCAGGATGCGACCCAATCCCAGAACTGATGCTGCGCGTGCCCCTTGAGCCGCCACGTTCCGGTATCGTTGGTGTCGTTGATGAACCACCGCACCAGCATGTCAGCCTGTGGCATGATCCCCAGGAACTCGGAATGCGTGCCCAACTCGATATGATCGTTCGGTGCCGGCGTCGCCGTGGCGCACAGTCGATATGGCGTGTCCGCGAATGCCGCG